ACTTTGCCAACAACACTGAATACTAACTGGGGACTGAACGGATATCACCGGAAATGCTGAACGGGTATCCGCCGGAATATGCAAACCGCATTGAATGATAGAAAGGAGGCAGATCATGGCAAATAACAAAGTAGAATTCGACAAATATATTCTTTATCGTTACTTCCAGGAATATCTTCCTGTCGATAAAGTAACAGATGATGTAATCTACAAAACTTCACAGCAGATCCAGGATGAACTGTCTGATATGGCAGAGATCAGTATTAACGATATCGCCGGGACAATGGTGGATTTGGGCTATGAGCTTGTCATTTCCCCCGATGGCCGTCCGGCGTGGATCATGCAGCGCAAATAACTGTATGCTTTTTTAATGATTGTAACCCATTTTTTCATTCAATAAAAAGGTGTGGCGTCGTGACGATGCTGCACCTTTTGTCTTTTTACTCATTTTCTATACCTGGTATCTTTGAGAAAAACAAAGATTTATGCTTTCTATCATACAGGATATTCCGGATTTTGTTCTCTCGTCACAACTTGATATTGTGATAGAGGCAGATAAACAGGTGACCTTTTCTCTTTATAAAGCGGGAAACGTTATTCTGCAAGAAACATATACTCCGGATTCAAATAACCAGATACATATTCTTGACCTGTTCTCATTGCTGGAGCCGTACTTGCTTGAAGCTCCATTATGCGATTTCTCATATACATGTAGTGCGTCCGAAGAAACTTCTGTCAGCAAGACATTCATAGTGCTGTTATCTCAATATCTGATACATGGTACTGCTACTGATTTTGTAACCAATTATTTTCTTACAGCCCTTGCCGGATGCGATAAGGTTACTTCGTTTGGTCGTTCCGAGGTATTATATCTGACTACAGGTCACTTGGCTACAGGAGGGACTACTATTGCGGTAATGGTAGAATGTGTCTTTGTTGATGACCAGAATAATGTATTAAAGACTACTCGTCCTTTGGGGATTGCAACCGATTACAGGATTAATTCGATAGATGCATCTCCTTCACGCTTTACCTTGTCAGGCTATAAGTTGCTTCGGTATACAGTTACGGCTGGTTCCAGAAGACAGGTTTATAGGGTTGATCATGATGAACCAGACTCAGTTGGTATTAGGTTTCGTAATTCATTTGGGTGTATGGAAACCTTTTATTTTATAGGCACAGACAAGATTGAACCTGAACTGACTCGCAGTGCTGCATACTTCAATGGTATTTACAAGACATATTATATCGATGAGCAGCGCAAACATACACTTTCTACCGGTTATATTCCTGAATCTATGTATATGCTGGTAGATGATGTAGCACGGTCGCAGGAAGTTTATCTTATAGACGGATCAGAAGATATTCCGATTACGATTATAGACAGCGATACACAGCGCGATACTTCAGATGATGGGCTGTTCTCGTTTTCCATTACTTATATTTTTTCTTCTCGTTGTCAGAATCGTTTGAAGCTGTTACCTGAGATTTTTGATGATTCCTTCGATGACACATACAATTAGAGCCTATGAACGTAATACATATCAAAGACGCTTTGAGGTTGCTCGAATCCGGGCAGCCCTGTAATCTGAAACTGTGGAAACTTAGCACAGGCGATATTCTGGAATATCGTGGTGCGGTGTGTGTCGGTTCGCACTGGCGACGGGGTATTCACCGTGTCCGTCTTCCGGCATCCGGAGTAATTCGGGCTTTCCGCGACATATCTCTTTTCGAAATAAACAACATGACAATTTATCTCTAATATGGACAAAATAATTCCACAATACGATGACAACTTCATGCCAGGTGAAATATTCAACATAGAGTTTTCCAACGTAGCCACTGAAATGGCTTCTGTTACGGATAGCAGCCTGGTATTTGATGAGGATGCGGATATTCAGACAACGCCTGTTCCAGGGCGGAACGGCATGGCTTATGTCAATTTCGGTTCTGATAATCAGCTTCCGTTTGAGATTATCAAAATGATTGGCGTTGATGAAGTGATGAGTCAGAACAAATTGTTCAATGTCATAACCTGTTACGGAGCCGGACTGAAGTATATGGATGTCGATACCAGACAGCCGACAACACATCCTGAAATTAAAAGCTGGATGCGACGCAATAGTCTTCCGGCGTTCCAGCTCGAGCAGGCCACAGATATGAAGTATTTCTTTTTCTGTGTGTCGGTCATTATTCTTTCTCAAGATGGGCAGAGGATTAATCGTCTGGTACATAAGGAGGCTTGCTACTGTCGTTTTGAAAAAGCCAGAAATGGCAAGATAAACCATGTGGTTTATGCCAATTTCCGTAATAATGCTTCACTCCGCCCGGAGGATTACGAAGTCATCCGTCTGCTTGATCCGCGCGACCCGATTGGTGAATTGATGGTTTTAATGGGGCGTGAACCGGGGCGTGATGGCAAGGTTAAAGTAAGAACCAGTGAACGTAAGTTTGCCATTCTTGTACGGTTCCCGACACCTGGCTTCCAGTATTATCCGATACCGTATTATACCAGTATTTTCCGGGGCGACTGGTACGATATCAAGCGGTTGATTGGTAAAGGTAAGAAAGCAAAGCTCCGTAACCATGCCAGCGTAAAATATCAGGTCGAGGTTCACAAGGATTACTGGAGTAATATCTGTGCAGAAGATCATATCACCGATCCGCTGAAGAAGATGGAACGAATCAAAAAGGAGAAGGAAAACATCAAGAATTTTGTTTCTGGCATTGAAAATAGCGGCAAGGTTTGGATTACCGGCTACTACATTGATCCGAATGGCCGGGAGGTCCGGATGGTACGCATCAATGTGGTGGAGACCGGCAAGGAGGGTGGTGATTGGAGCGAAGACATTCAGGAAGCCAGTAACATTACTTGCTATGGCGATAACATTCATCCTAATCTGGTAGGTGCTACTCCGGGTAAAGGACAGAGCAACAACTCAGGTTCAGACAAGCGCGAGCTGTTCACGCTCAAACAGGCACTGGAGATACCTTTTCATGATCTGATGAACATACCGCATAATATCGTTATCGAGTACAACGGTTGGAGTGAGAAAGTTTATCCGGATGTTCCCATGGTATTGCTCACTACCCTTGATCAGAACACCGATGCGAAGCAGAAGACAGCTTCGGATCTTGAAAGCAAATCATAAAACGAATCAATATGGCTATTACATTTTCACAAGAGATTTTCGAGAAAATATGTTCCTCTGCCACCCACTCTACGGCAGAGGTATATGACATGATTGCTCCACATCTGGATGACACTCTTCAGAGCATTAACCATGTGCTGTTGGGTGATATGGCAGATAAATTGGGGACCGTTCCAGGGCTCGAACAGGCAGTTACCAAACTGGTTTGTCTGCGTACCTATCAGGAGCAGATTCCGCAGCTCGATCTGGTATTGACTCCGACTGGCTTCGGTGTGGTGTCTAATCAGAATCTGGCTCCGGCTTCGGCCGACAGAGTCAAGAACCTGCTGCAACAAGTTACCAATGCTTATGAAGATACCTACGACCGGTGCTTGGAGCTGCTGGTCGGTACCGAATGGGCAGATACGCCACAGGCTCGTATCAATATTCCCAACCTGATATATACCGCCCGACAGCTGAAGATGTATGTTGAATTTCCTTCTTCAGACGTACATCGTTCCAAACTGAATGAGTTTCGCACGAGAATGTATCAGGCAGAAGAAAAGATCCGGCAGCACGTATCGTCTGAGTTTTTCGATCATATCCTCGAACAGGCTCGGCACAATGCTTTCACAAAAGAAGAAACCACCATGGCAGACTACATGTGCAAGTTTATAGGTTTTTGTATTATGGGGCACTGGCCGGCTGCAAAGAGCATGCTGGAGCGCATCGAGAATTATGCGGAATCCAAGGTAGAGGTATTTACCAGTTATAAGGACTCCGAGGCATACAAAGTCAAACATTTCCAGACTTACCAGAATGAAAAAGAAGATTCCGTGTACTTTTGGGGGTAGGATTCTTGATTTCCGTTTTCCCACTTCCTGGAAGGAACTTAACCAGGAACAGCTTCGGTATGTGTTCCTGGTCATTACGCTGTTTCCACCGGTCAAGGCAAAGACCTATGTCTTTATGCGATTTACTGGAATACGTGTTCGCAAGCGGAATAAAGAAGGTTGGCTGTGCTCTTTCCGTTTGAACTGGCACAAGAAATTGAGGTTCATTCTTCAGGGCTGGCAGATCCGTAGCTTTCTCCGGCAGATTGATTTTATTTCCGAGCCCAATGCTTATCCCGTCAGATTGGACAAGATTGGCGGCCGGTATGCTATTGATTCAATGCTGCATGGCCTGAACTTCGAAGATTACCTTTGTTGTGAGAATTACTACCAGGGCTACTTGTATTCGCAGAACATTTCCCAGCTTAAATCCCTGTATACTTATCTCTATAAGAAAAAGCCAGGCATGAAAGGTTCGTTGCAGGCAGCCTTTTCCCGGATCAAAGAATACGAACTGGTTTCGGTATTTCTTTGGTGGGCTAGTGTTAAACTGTATTTTGCGTCCCAGTTTCCTCATTTTTTTCAGCCGTTTCAACGGTCAGTTGGTGCTGATCAGCCAGAACTACCCAACCTGATGGGTGCGATGAACGCCCAGATTAGGGCACTGACAGGTGGTGATGTTACAAAAGAAAAGGAGGTCTTGCAAATGGACTGCTGGCGGGCTTTGACAGAGCTGGATGCCAAAGCACACGATATTCAAATTCTAAAATCAAAGCAAAATGGACACAAGTAAATTCTTTGACGGCCATACCTATTTCAAGGAGCTGACCGAGAAAAACAAGCTGGCCAAGGCTAACGCCTTTTTCCCATGTTCCTGTAGCGGTATTAATTCACTCCAGGACGTGCTTGACAAGTTCCGCCGTCAGTCCGCTTTCGTCTGCATCGACGATACCAACGATGCAGCTACCGAACAGATCGGGGGCGGCTGGTTCAAGAAGCGTACCTTCACAGTGTTTCTCTTGATACGTTACCGTTACGATGACATGAGTGATCGTGCGGTAAAGCTGGATATCTGTCGGCAACTTTTCCGGCAGTTCCATTCTCGTATGATCCGTGACAAATACATATACGAAGATCTGGACTTATCCTTCCTGAATGTATCCAGGATCTACACCCGTGAACTGGGTGAGTATTTTATATCCGGTTGTACCGGCTTGTACTTCATGGTCGAGCTGACTGAACCGACTGATCTGTGTTATAAGGAGGACGAATGGGATGGCTAAGACAGACAATAACAGACCGGCAGCAACTGACGAAGATCGTAAGAAATATCAGGAAGCCTGGGCGGAAATGATGGTGACAATCTGGCGTGAGAAAATCGAACGGCTGCACGTCATCAATACCTACTCATTGCATCAGCAAATTCGGGATAACGTGATATCATCTACTGACTCTGTATCTACTATCCAGCACAAGTTCCTCGAGTATGGTATCTACCAGGACATGGGTGTTGGCAACGGGTATACTAAGGGTAATGGCGGTGACTTGCAGATTTTAAACCCTATATATCGAGAGGAACACGGGCTTAACGTTCCTCGGAAAGTAGGCCCTAAGCCTGGTGGATATTATACATCTGGTAATCCCCGTAAACCTCGTGAATGGTTCTCACGTCCCTATTTTGCGTCAATCATGGTGCTGAAAGAACAGATGGCGTACATGTACGGAGAAGAGTTCTGTGGTTTGCTGGTAGATAAAATCGAAGAAGCAAACCATAAACGCAGCACGACACTCAAGTCACGTTTGTATGGGACTCATAAACGTAAATAAACTTATGTCTTTTTGTAGTATAACTCGGTAAGTTTACTTCGTAAAAAACTCAAGATTATGGCAACAAAAACATTCGAAGAACTAAAACAACTGGCAATACAGATTCGTGATGAGAAAACGAACAAACAGAATACTGCTACACGTATCGGTACACAAATGCTTGAGCATCTTGATAAGCTCGAACAGGACTACTATGATAAAACAACTACTAATGAAAAATTTACTGAGTTAGACAAAAAAACAATTAATAATAAGATTTCTATTGACTCCTCTTTGCCCCTTAATAGTAGATTTATTGAATTTGAAATTGGAGATACTAATGGTGGTATAGCTGGAGAAGACAATAATGATAATGCCCCCAAAAGATTTAGAAGTATTAATGTTATTTCTATAGCTTCCCAGCCCACTGCATCTATTATTCGTTCTGGTTTTACTCCAAGTGTAATCTTTAGATTTCACAAGGAAGATGGGACATATATTGGCACTGAATATACAGATGAAGCAAAAAAAATGAGAATTATTCTTGCTGATGTAAATGGCAACAATAATGTTGATTTAAGGAACTTACAAGAATGTATTCTAACCTATAACAGTGCTCAATATAGATGTACAAAATTTAAAGAAGTATTGGATAAAGAAAACGTAGATAAAAATATTTATGAATCAACTCTAGCAATAGACAATTCTGTCGCATTAAGACCTAGTAATTATACTGGGTTTATTGATTTTGTAGTAAATTCTACATTTGTCAAAGTTACTTTAAAAGCTAGTTATATTTTAGGACGGAAATTTAATCACCAATTACCTGCTTCAGATTTATCCTCGTCCATAGCAAGCGACGGAGATTATTGTGTAGTTTTTAGACTTAAAGATAATTCTTTACATATTGTAAAATATGATGCTGTAAAAAATGAAGATTATAATTCTATTATAATAGCAAGATTTTTTTATACTAATAATATATTTAGTGTCATAAGTATTATATCATCATACTACACTATTAATGGGAAATCGTATAACTTGATTAATTGTGTACAAAAATTAGATAGTCAAGTTGATAGAATTACAGAATTGTCTACATCTTTGCCGCTTAATAGTAGATTTATAGAATTTGAAATTGGAGATACTAATGGTGGTATAGCCGGAGAAGACGATAATGATAATGCTCCTAAAAGATTTAGAAGTAAAGATGTTATTTCTATATCTTCCCAACCTAGTGCATCTATTAAAAGAGTAGGATTTACTCCAAGTATAATCTTTAGGTTTCACAAGGAAGATGGAACATATATTGGTACTGAATATACAGATGAAGCAAAAAAGATGAGAATTATTCTTGCTAATGTAAATGGCAACAATAATGTTGATTTAAGGAACTTACAAGAATGTATTCTAACCTATAACTCATTAGACTATAAATGTACTAAATATAATCTAGCAGCAAGTGTAGATAATTTGCCAACAAATGTTGCTAACATAACGTGGGCAGAAATTGGTGATTCATTCGTAGAACCTGATAACAATAACGGTAATGGCTATGGTAAAATTATCAGAGAAAAACTAGGTATTATACAAGCTAACCATCATGCAGCAGGATTTAGTGGATATTCATGGGTTACATTTTATTTATATGCAATATTAGAAAATGATCCCAAGTTAAATGTAATAACAAAAGATGAGGATTTTATTTCAATTGGGTTAGGAACTAATGATTGGGGAGCAAACAAATTATATCCTATCGGTACTAAAGAAGATTATATAAATAATACGTTTGTTGCTGGTAATAACTCTACTTATACAAGCTATGGAGCTGCAAGAAAAGTAATTGACTGGCTTCTTGAGACTAGAGGTAAGAATACACCTAATGTAATTTTATTATCACCAATGCACAGGGGGCAATTTAGTTCTGGAACTTCGTACAGACCTTCTGATTTTATTATTGAAGATGGAAAACAAAAATATATTGAAAATACTACATGGCTTAATAAAAATTTAACCTCTGAAGGCCTTCAAACTGTTGAAAATGGATTTACATTGCTAGATGTATATAATATGGTTAAATGGATTGCTGAATATGAAGGTTTCACATTTGTTGATTTTTTTAATAATGGGTTTGTGAAAACAAGATTTTTGAACCAAGGATATGAGAGTGAAGCACCATCTACTTCCCCGGAAGTTTATACAGACCAATTATCTGACAATCTACACCCTTATACAGAAAAAGGTAAAAACTCTTATGCAAGTATGGTTTACCAATATGGATTTATTCCATTGTTAAAATTGTAAATAACTCGGTCGGTTTTGATTAAATATCCAATTTTATACCTCGCTAAGTTTTAAAGAATACATTATAAATCCCTTTTTCAGTAGAATAGAGCCTTGCCAGATATCTGACAAGGCTTTGTCTTTTTACTCATATATCAGGTTTCATACTTTTGGTTAACAAACAATCAAAAGCATGACAAATTTTTCAAATCTTTTTGAGTGGCTGAAGATTAGTAACCGCCCAAAGCACGTCAAAGCAGGCATTATCATTTTCATCGTTTGGATTACTGTTGTACTGGCTTTAACATCTATGTCCATTTTGCAAGCTGCATTCACAGGCACTATGTGCGTATTTGTTGCAATGTGTTCTGTAGAATATATCCAAAAAAACATTGATGCAGAATGGGATTGGTTGGATGTCTTATCTGGCATTCTTTTCCCATTGATTGTGACTTTAATCATTTATCTGTATGGAGTTTTTAAATGAGATAGTCAATACGCTGAGTAGTATTCTTTCTTCAATATTTCTTCCATTAATTGGAGCACTGATGTTTTATGATGCGCGAAGAAGAAAAGAAGAGGCAACAGCACATAAAGAAGAAGCTGCTGCTCGGAAAGCAGATACAGATAATATAACCAGTTATGCTGCTGAATGGAAAGAATTATATGAGAAAAAGGAAGCTAAGGTTCAGGAGCAGGATAATAAGATAGATCAGCTTTATGCAGAAAAGAATGAAGACCGGCAACGGATTCGGGAGCTGATGGAGAAGAATACAGCTCTGGAATTGGAAAATCAGAAGTTGACTGTAAAACGATGTGATGTGAGAGGATGTGGTAAAAGACAACCTCCTAATGATTATTAACTATAAATAAAATAAAGAATTTATGACAACACAACCACGAGGCTTGCGGAACAATAATCCAGGCAATATCCGGAATTCAGATGCTACCGACTGGCAGGGTGAAGTTCCTGCATCTAAGAAACGAGACAACACCTTCGAAGAATTCGAAGACATGGCACATGGTTATCGGGCATTAATCAAGCTGCTGCAGAACTACCGTCGTAAGTACGGATGTCAGACAATTGCTGACTTTATCAGCAGTTGGGCACCCAGAACCGAAAACAACACATCCGGATACATTTCGCGCGTATGTAAGGAAATGCAGGTACCGACAACCTACGTTCCGGATGTAGAGGATAAGGCAACTATGTGCGCTTTTGCTGCTGCTATCTCACAAGTTGAAAATGGTGTACCGGCTATTATGAAAGATGTTGAATCAGGCTGGGACTTATTATGAGAACATTCATTATTTCATTCTTTACAATTGTTTTTTGCTCGGTGTTTCTCGGTTGTAAGACTGGGAAACACCTTACTTCAGACAACCATACACAGATCATTGTGCATGACAAACTGATACCTGTATTCCGTCCTGCTGATTCCGCATCTATCAGAGCCTTGTTGGAGTGTGATTCAAATGGTAGGGTTGTGCTTTCTTGGTTGGATATGGCACAGTCGGAGAATGCACGCCTTCGGTTCAAATTGGATTCTATGGGTAATCTGATGGCGGACTTCAAGGTTCCTTCAGATACAGTATTCATACCTGGCAAAGACAGTACAATTATCCAAAAGACAGTGCAAACGGTAGAGGTGGAGAAAGAACTTACGTCATGGCAAAAATTCTGCGTGGTGTTCACCATTGTAGGGCTAATTCTCATTGTGCTGTTTGCATTTTTCAAAGTTCGTTCAATCTTAATTAAAGCATAATATGGCAATAGACCAGATAGCGACCGTAGAGGTCCGGGTAAATGGCGAAGAAGCCAAGCAGGAGCTCAAGAATTTGGAGGCAATAGCATCCGGATTAAAAAAGGAGCTGGCTGATGCTTACGAAGCTGGTGATACGTCTAAGATCAAACAAGTTACATCCGAACTTCGTAAGACTGAAGCACAGATCAAGACGTTGAAGAAAGATACTACGGCACTTACGGAGGTGATGAACAACCTTGATAAAGCAACGCCGAAAGAACTTCGTGCTACTCTGACGGCCATTAATCGGCAACTGAATAGTGGTTACATCAAGCGAGGATCAGCAGAGTGGAAATATTATCAGCAACAGGCTAAGCTGGTGACTGCCGAACTTCAGAAGATTAAAACTGAGGTGCAGGAAACCGAGAGCTGGATTTCTCGTTTCAATAACGGGCTGACGAAGTGGGGAGGTTTGTTGGCAACTGGTGCAGCCACTATCACGGGTGTATCTATGGCTTTGAATACCCTTCGTAATAACCGCGACTCCAAGGAATCCTCTCAGGCAGAGCTGAAAGCTTTGACAGGGTTGGACGATTCATCTATTCAGTGGCTCACCGAACAGGCGGAGAAGCTGTCTACTACCATGGACGAATCCGGTTTACGTATCCGCCAGTCATCCGACGAGATCCTTCAGGCATATATGTTGATCGGTTCCAAGAAACCGGAGCTTCTGAAAGACAAAGAAGCACTGAACGCCGTTACCATCGAAGCCATGCGTTTGGCGGCAGCTGCAAAAATTGATTTGAAGGATGCAGTAACGGCAACTACCGTATCTCTGAATATGTACGGTGAATCTGCTGATCAGGCGGCACGTTACGTGAACGTGTTGGCCGCTGGTTCTAAAGAGGGTGCCGCTGATGTATCTGCCCAGGCTGCCGCAATCAAGAATGCAGGTGTGGCTGCGTCCGGAGCAGGGGTGAGTATCGAACAGCTTGGAGGCACAATCCAGATGCTGGCGGAGAAAGGACTGGAGGCAGAACCAGCCGGTACGGCACTTCGTAAGTTCTTCCTAGTATTACAGACCGGGCCGGATGAGACGAATCCGAAAGTGGCTGGGTTGCAGACTGCGCTCGAGAACCTGAATAAAAAGTCACTGTCGGCTGCACAGATCCAGACTATGTTCGGTGAAGAAGCTTATTCTGCCGCTACCATCTTGATTGATAATGCGGATAAGGTACGTCAATATACCGAAGCTGTGACGGATACCAATGTCGCCATGGAGCAGGCAGCCATTAACTCTGATACCAACGAGGCTAAGATGGCGCAGTACCGCAATAGCATTAAAGAGGCAGGTATTGAGCTGATGGAACGGCTTAACCCATCGTTGTCACTCCTGACCGGATGGACTACGAAGATCATCGTGGCTCTTCCAAAACTGATAGATTGGTTTATAAAGTACAAAGGAATTATCATAACATCAACAGCTGCTATTACTGCATATACTGTCACGGTAAACGCATCCACAATAGCTACCAAGCTGTACGAAACCTGGACAAAATTGGCAACAGTAGCAACACGAGGTTTCAATACGGTACTAAAGGCAAATCCTTTTGGGTTAGCTGTAGCTGGTTTGACGGCTATTGCAACGGCTCTGATGACTTACGTGATTCCGAACACTCGGAAAGCCAAAGACGAGCAGAAGTCATACAATGAGGAATTGGAGAAAATGGCTAAAATTTCAGATTCGTTTGTTGATATAAATAAGCGTGCTGATAATTTAAGCAAATTAAATGATCGTCAGAAACAGAATCTTAAAACAGATGCTCAAGAGGAGTTGGCTATTATAGAGGATAAACTTACCAAAGAAGAAATCGCTTACAACGAACAGTTTGAAAAAGAAAGAAAACGTATTCAGGAGCGTGACGATATAAATGAAACTACAAGAAAGGTTCTGCTGAAGGGACTTGATGGTAAATTCAAGGCGCAAAGACAAGCGATTGAAGCTTTGGCTAAGCAAAGGACAGAACTTCAAAATATCATAGATAAAATTCCAGATATAGCAACTCCGGTTGTGGATCCAGATCCAATTGAAGACGGAAGCAATGGTTCTCCTGCAACAAAAGAAAATCCTCAGGTAGCTTCAGAAAATAAACGGTACTACGATGAACTGGCAGACCTGAAGAAGTCGTACTTCGCCAGCGACGAGATGACGCAGCAGGAATATAGTCGGTTCATGGAAGATCTGGAGATGCGTCATCTCGAGAATATGCTGGCCATTGCTGGACTGGAACCGGAGAAACGGCAGCAGATCGAGCAGAAAATCCTCGAAGCACGAATTAAGTACAAAGAAGAGTGTGAGAAATTGGATGAAGAAGATGCTAAAAAAACATCCGAAGAAGCGTTCTCCAGCCTGGAGAAACAATACCAGTTGGAGATAGAGAAAGCTACGCAAAAACATTATGACGGTTTGTCATCCGAGCAGGAATATCGTCAGCAACTGATAGACATTCAAAATGAATATTATGATCAGGTGCTTTCTTCTTCTGAAATTTCCGAAGAAAAGAAAGCTGAGATTATTGACAAAAAACAAAAAGAGAGTCTTGAAAAATCCCGTAAAAATTATGAAGAGAATCAGCGTAAGATAAGAGAGCAGCTTTCTTTTGCGCAAAATATCGGACAACAATTTGGAGAAGCATTTGCGGAAATGCTGACTGATTCAGAAACATCTTTGGGCGACTTTATGAAGGAAACTCTAAACATCATACTGGATAGTCTTCAGAAGATGATGATAGCTTATATTGCTGAAACACAAATGAAGAATATAGCGACCTTAGGTTTCATTGGACTAGCTAAAGCTGCAGCTGAGATAGCATTAATTACCGCGGCTTTCCAAACGGCAAAGGCTGTAATAAATGGTTTTGAAACGGGTGGTTACACCGGTACTGGAAGACATGACGAGCCCAAAGGTATAGTCCATGCCGGTGAGTTTGTCGCTAATCGTTATGCCGTGCAGAATCCGGCTGTTCGTCCGGTTCTGGATTTAATAGATCAGGCGCAGAAGAACAATACCATCGGTAGCCTGACTGCAAAAGATGTTTCTGCGGTGTTGTCGGGTGTTGCTTCGACGACAAACAATACCTATTATCAGCAAAGTGTACCTGCTGATAACGGAATGTCTGTTATCATGCTCGAGGCTGCTAAGGTGATAGATGCACTAAACAGGAGATTGAACGAGCCAATATATACATACACACGTGCTACTGGCAAAATGGGAGTAAACGAAGCTCAGGATCTGGTAGCACGAATGAAAAATAATGCATCGAGGAGGGTAAAATTATGACGAGATTGTTTATCGACGGTCAGGAAGTTGTGCTATCTGAAAACTTTGAACTTGAACTGATAACAGAGAATCCATACTTCACCCGCAATGGGGAATATACTTATGATATTGATATAGATTTAAGGGATGCTCACAATAGAAGTATTTATCAGAATATAAACAGATCTGATGTAACAAAAGGGATAAAGAATCGCAAGGCGACATTAATGTCAGGGGCTCTTGAAATCATATCGGGCATGGAGGTTGTTCTTTCAATTGAAAATTATACGGCTAAAATTCAGATCGTAGCAGGAAACTCGCAGCTGAATTATGAAGGCGGTGATACAAACATACGAAGTATGCTCCTTGATGGAATATCCATGTCATCACAGGAAGCGGTCAATACGTTGTTTGGCAATTTTCCGGAGTATAAGGTGGTATATCCTCCGATTGTTAATTACACTGAATCAAATGGAGATATGTCGATATTAAACAACGTGAAGGTGGGCGAAGATATATCCTTCACAGATGTAGAAAACATATCTCCTCAGTATTATCTGTTGTATGTAGTTGAAAATTTGATTACGAAGTTGGGCTTCACAAAAGGAGTGAACGAACTCGAGGATGATCCTGTATGGAGCAGGTTGTTTATCGTTAATCCATATAAGGATTCCATACTGCAAGAGCTGCTGCCTGACTGGACGATAAATGAGTTTATCGAACAGATTGAACTCTTCCTGGACTGTATTATATCTATTGATAAGGTTAATGGTAGGTTTAATATTATCAGTTTGAATAAGTATTTTGAAAATCAGGATATTGTTTATTTAGATAATGTTATTGACGACAGTGTCGAAAAAACATTTGACGTAGATACTAATTATGCTTTTGCTTATAAATATGTATCCTATGATTTACCCAGTGACAAATATTATAATTATCTGAAGCTTAAAGATGGAGTTAGAGAAAATTGTTCTATTGTTTCTAGTCCTGAATGGGATGACTTCCAAACTCAATATGAACAATATTACTCAGGACCATATATTCTACATTCAGATGACTATGGACTCGATTATGTTGTTACAGATTATTCTGTTTCTGGAGAAACCAAAAAAGGTTTGATAATAGTTGATCGGTTTAAGGATGCAGGTGATTTGGATTCACGGGATAAGAGTTCATTTCAGATAGTTCCTGCTGAAATAGAAAAAATCTCAATATATAGTGTAACTGGTGGACGTTATCTGATTGGGCCGGCTGTAAAGAAATTGAAAACGGATCCTGGCAGCAATGCTATTAATGATTTGATAAATAGCTCTGAAGTTAAAAGTGATATTCCGGATAAATTGTACGTAGGTATTTATTATGGTATACAGAAAGCGTTGAACAGAGGACCCAATGAGTTTCCTGGTGAGTATTGGGATAAAATGCCAATGGGTTCGAATGACAGATATTTTATTCAAGAACCGACTACACTTGGTGGTAATCAGGCTATTCTTACCTTACCCGATTATACGATTACCTTGGATGGTGACAATGGTCTGTTTAATCGAATCTATAAGAATAAACGCGAGATAGACACATCTGTCGAATATACTTTTCAGTTTTTGACGAATACTGTATATAAGCTTGACCGGATCTTTGTTATACGAAATAAACGGTATTACTGTAAAGAGATTCGCTACAAAATTACTCCTAAAGGTATGGATAAAATAGCAGAGGGAGTTTTCTATTTGGCTGAATAGAGTTTATATGTCTGTTTATTTGTTGACATTAAGTTTGTTTCTTTTACTAGGGGAAGAGTTATATCCCAAAGTTTATTTGCTATTGTTAATTATGTCAGCGTAAAATGTTGATATAGTAGCTGTTCTTGGTAGCTTTATAATTGTGGAAGTTACTTTTTAGATGTAGAATAGTTTATTATTTTATGAATTATAATTGTTTTAGTTCTTATGTTAAATTATATGATGCAGGTAGGAGAGATATTGTTATTTATATCTAAGATATTAGACTTACTATTGTACACTATAAAAATTATAATTACTTTTGCAATAAGAAGTGCTAAAATAGTGATAAAAAAAGGAGGTATCATGTGTGTAATTAAAGACGTTACTCGATTCATCGCGAATGGGGCAAAAGTTTTGCGTGATTCTTCCCGCGGTGAATACAAACAAGAATCTGAAATTATTTCCCAATTGAAGAAAGAACTTTTTATTGAATCTGATAAGATGGATGATAAATCCAAATTAAGACAAGATAGAAAGAATATAGAAAAAGACGTAAGAGATGCTTGGGAGAAATTAAAACTAAGTAATGGCTAAACAACAAATTCAACAAAAAGAAACTGTCGTTGCAGGACAAGGTGGTGTAGGTCAGCAGCTGGAAAGAACTTATACCGTAGATGATAACAGTTTGCCTTCTCCTCAAGAATTAGCAGCCTATAAGGAAATAGATCCTCAAATTGTTACGTTCTTGATGGAAGCTTCCGTTAAGGAACAAGACCATCGGCATAAAATGGATAAAGTAAAGTTTGATTTAGTCCGAAAATCCGAATCAAGAACAGGAAGAATGAATTGGTGGGGTATGGCATTTGCTTTTTTATCTATTGTAGTAATTGTAGCTCTTGCTGCTTATGCTTTATATTTAGATAGACCTTGGTTTGCTGGACTATTAGGAGCAGGTACATTAGTTACAGTTGCTTCAATATTTATTAACAGAGAAAAGCCTGACACAAAGAAAAAATAATCACAAACTTATCCTTTCCCAGTACTGCTAAAGAAGTACTGGAGTACTCCTTAGAAAGTACCGAGAACATAATTCAAAGGCTCTATAAAAAGCGGAAACTCAAAAAGTTTCCGCTTTTTCTTTTGTCATTTCAAAATAAATACTCATATTTGCAATGCTAATTCATTTTATTTCAGGAAATGCAGGACGATTGGCTTGCATTTATTGCAGGCATTTTTTATGTCCGCATACTTGGTAGTACCATTAAAATACTGGTATCCGTGTACCCCCGTCGCAGTGCGTTAATGCGCCTGCTAGCATTTCCTGATAGATGTGAATTAGCAGCGGGACAGGCACGGATACTTTTTTATTATTATGTTACATACATATCAGGTTTCCAATACAGCTATGCTAAACTGTTGCGGAACGTCAATCCACGAAACGGATATTTGCTCATTCAACAGCAATGCTTTAAGAGTTTATAATCCAGTAACCGGTGTCCGCCATCGCAAAGCAAGTACTACTTCTGAAATAAGGCGGAAGATCTGCAGCTATATTCTTAATACATTTCCTAATGTGCGCCGTATAAAGATTGTTGATACTGGTAAAAACTTTTCAGCTCGCGTATGGTTCAAGTCTGGTAGGACATTTTGTGAGAAAGCATATTCAATCAAGAATCTGTATGGAATACTAAATGATAAGATTGAATTTATCTCTGAACAATAAAGAGTGTTGCCCGTATGGAAATATCCGTATGGGCTTTTCTTAAAATTCTCCTTCGAAATGCTTGGTTTCTTCATGTACCGTCATATTGCTACCCTTCAGATACTTATTGGTTGTGGAGATATCTGCATGGCGGGCCTGGTCACGGGCGATGACAATACCTTCAGCATTGGCCAGGTCACGTATTCCTGAATCCTTCAGGGAGTAGAATTGATAACTGTCTGGGAATCTCAGCTTTTCACGTACTTTATTGAAGTAGTTTCTGTACACTTTTGTAGTAACCTTTTCTTTCGATGGTTTGAATCCTTTTCCAAATAGATAATAATCACTGGGATTTTTGAAGACATCAAGATCAAGCATTGCTTTAATGAGCTTGTCATTAAGACCGACCATGCCGTCTTTGCGGTTCTTGCTGATGCTTGATGCGATGAATACCTTTTGTTCCTTCAGGTAGATGTCGGATAGCTTGATATTGGTTATTTCGTCCGGACGGATAAAGGTATAATAAGCGAACTGGCATAAGAACAGGAAATATGGATTCTCTTTCTTAAGATATTTCTTCAGTTTTTGTATGTCTGTAATCGATAGGGCAGACCGTTTTTTCTCCTCTTCCTGTAGCATGCGGATATTTTCTACCGGATTCTTGATAAGGTACTGCTTTTCCATCATCCAGTTACAGAGTGAAGACAGCCAGGTACGATAATTGTTTCGGGTTCTGGCTGAAGAATCACGGTCGAGCAGTATATAATCTAAGAAGTCAGAAATGAAAGGTTGGTCTATTTGATAAGCGTATACGATAGCCGGTATGTGTCTGGATGTGTATTCTTCAAATACTCGTAGCCGTTTCTCATAATCCTTTAGCGTATTCTCCTTAATGGTACCGGCGGCATACAGTTTTTCCAGATATATATGATACCTTTGGATAATATCTATATACGGAGTGTATTGTCTTGAGTTCTCGACATTCGCCCACGGATTCCAGCCGGAACGGAGCTTTATATTAAGGTTTGTGATGATTTCGTTAGCCTGGCGGCGACGGTCGGTTATCTTTGGTATTCCATCAAGCATATACTTTTTGCGCTTCATTTTCTGTTCAAGCGGATCGTATGCTGAGAAGTCAATATACCAGTTTTTGCCTGTGTGCAGCTTGGGTGGAGTGTACGAAATTATACTGGCTAAGGAAGCACTTTTCTTATGGTTTGAAAACATTTTTTTCTACGTTTTTCGAGTTCGAAAACGCAGTACGGTTTGACATTATGAAAATGGGTTGTCCGATATTTGTCCGGCCTATAAACGAACAAAAGCTGCAACTTTTTGAGTTACAGCTTATTATCTCTGCACGGGAAGAGAGGCTCGAACTCCCGACACTCGGTTTTGGAGACCGATGCTCTACCAACTGAGCTATTCCCGTGTTTGCGGTTGCAAAGGTACGATAAATTTCTATATTTGCAAATCCTTTCCTATAAAAAATAGTACCCTTTTTCTTATATTAATCCTAAGTCTTTGAATATGAGTTGATATGTTTCTGCTTTTTTTTCTATTTTTAGTGGATAAGCTCGACTGGATGAAGGCATTCTGTATAGATAAAGTGTACGGTCGTTGTATTCAAAGGAGGATTTTCCTCCAATAGGAGGTTCTGATACATGTATTTGTTGGCGTAATGTATCTGTTGCCTTCTGGCCTGTGGTAACGATTGCCCGACATTTAGGGAGTTGTTTTAGCAACAAATCGATGTCTGTAGGTTCAACTATCTCTAGAAACTTGTCTGATGCATTATCCTGTAACCGTCGTACGGTAGAAGCTGTATCGTATAGGGCTATCCCTTTTTCGTTGAGGAATTCTATGATTCGTTCTTTGTCGAATGATTTTTTGTCCGGATGCAGAAAATGATCTTTATCAGAAAAAAAGATTATTCCGATGATTCTCCACATATCGTTTTGCAGGTTGGGGTAGAAGAAATCCATACTCCATCGTTTCTTCTGGGGAGGAAAGCTTCCCAGCATCAATAACACCGCGTTACCGGGAAGGAAAGGTTCCAATGGATGAGTTTCTATTGGCGGAATAATCTTTTCTGCGTTCATATCTGAATCTGTCAATCAGGCTTTAGGTTTAGGTTCTTTTTTAGCCAGCAATACAATGTTGTATACATATTCGGTCATCCAGCTTTCTGAATAGCCTAAAGTGTGCTGGTAAATACGGATATTATGACAAGTTTTACGTACTCCATCATCTTTCCAGTCTGTCTTAGTCATAATGTCATGGATAGCTTTTTCTGTCATGCCACGCAACATTTTCTTAAACACTCCCGGCATACGGAATTTCCATTGCATCAGGTTGCCTATTACCATCATCAGATCCTGGCTGAAACCTTGGAACATGAAGAGGTAATTCTTGATATCATTTGCATTTTTACAGTTCTTCTTGATAGAATTGTCAATTTCTTTAAAGAATACGTCATTCAATCCATAGATATCACTTAGCATCTTTTTACATTTTGAACGTTCAGCGATTCCCAGTTTATTGTTTTGGGTAGGAATTTTAAGAGTACGCTTGAATACAGCCATGTCAGGCAGGAAATTGATGTTGCTGATACCTAGCTGCGCAGCCATTACCGACTGATAATATACACGTATAAGTGTCATAAAATCTTCCATTCCTCCTACGCGTACAGTTTCGTCGGTTTCTGAAGTTTGTTTTTTTCCGAATATTTTAGAAAATATGCTCATAATGATATAATTTGTTTATTTAGGTGCAAAGATAGAAAATCTTTTTGTTCATTCTTTTCATTCACCGTCTTTAAGGCGAAAATAAAATGTATGTTCCTCGAAATATTGTTCTATCAGTCCGAAGCGGATGAAGTCGGCCAGCAAGCGGCTTATTTGTTTGCGGTTCATACGTGTAAGTTTACTGCATTGTCCCAGCGTCAGAGCCCCCTGCTGTTTTAAGATAGTCAGGACTTGCTGTTCCCGCTGAGTATAGGTTATGATTACTCTCTTTTCTTCGCGGTCGTGTTTCCATATATTCAGATGTATAGGGTTGGCCAATATATTTTCGTCTTTGATGCGTACGTAGGCCCATGGATGATTATTTTCGTCTAATGCATATATGGGTTTTTGTGTACTTTCGTTTATTTGTACCTCCAATACATCTTTCCCTTCTATGTGATAGATATGTGTTTCCAGTTCTATTTCCGGCCGGCAGTATAATGTGGCTGCGGCCTCTACCATATAGATTTCCTCTTCCGAGCGGACACCGGCTATTTTCCCATTATCTTTTACTCCAACCAGCAGTCTTCCTCCTTCTGTATTGGCGAATGCAGACAGGCTTTTGGCAATTTTTCTTGCGTCGGATATGGCAAATTTAAAATCCTGATGTATATGTTCTCCTTCAGATATGAGTTTTTGTATGTATAATGTATTTGAATTTGTTTTCATAACGGCGCAGATAAATAAAAACGGCTGTTCTCCCGCATGAAAGTACGCTATCTTTTGCGAAAAACAGCCGTTGTCTTTAGGCTTCTGTACTTATTTAGTCACAGTGCTTATGGGTCATAATATCTAATACAAGCTTGTCGGTTTCGTTCATTCCTTCCGAACCTATCTTGGTAAGATTGCGTATACTCTGATTTACGTTTTCTTCGATGATACCTTCTACGGCAGTTACACATTTCTGTTCCATCGCCATGATGGCAGACATAACAGCAGTCGAAACTCCACTTGTCAACTTCAGTGCGCAACTTGGTTTGGCTCCATCGCAGATCATGCCGGTAAGTGTGGCAATCATGTTTTGTACTGCATACATTACCTGCTGATATCCTCCACCCATAAGGTAGGTGATACCGCAGCTACTTCCTGTTGCGGCAACAACACAACCACACAAGGCTGATAAACGTCCCAGGCTTTGTTTGATGTAGATAGCTGTCAAGTGGCTGAGTATAAGGGCACGTGTCAATTCCTCTTCCGAGTTATGATTGTCTTCAGCATAAACAACGACAGGCAATGTGGCGGCAATACCTTGGTTACCGCTACCAGAATTACTCATTACCGGTATCATGGCTCCTGCCATACGGGCATCACAGGCAGCAGAAGTATACGATAATATGTGGGTAAATGTATTATTTCCCATGATATTTCTTTCTGTCTGACTGTTTCTTAACATTCTGCCCAGTTCATGTCCATATTTCCCTTGGAAGGAACGTTCGGCTGCATTTTTGTTCAGACGCCTGGCCTCTAGAATAAATTCAATTTCTTCAAGAGGAGCTGTTGTTGCAAAATCGAAGACCTTACGTAAGGTCAGTTCAACGTGAGCAGCCTGAGCTTCGGCTGAGGCTGGTGTTCTATTGTCGAGAAGAACATCCTGATTGCGGCTTATGTAAACAAAATTAGTATGTCCGCCGCTAATGATAGCCGTTGCCGAATCATTGCCATGAGTACAAACTGCCTCTATATAAAGTTTTTCTTCAATATTTTCCTTTAAGGCAATGTCGATGCATTGTGATTCTATCATTTTTTTTCCTGCTTCAACAGCTTCGGGGTTACTGTCTTTCAATACTTCCAGTTGGTATTCAGATTTTCCAATCAAAGCCCCTAAAGCTACAGCTATGGGAAGACCGATCATATCCGTTCCCGGAATACCTACTCCCATGGCATTTTTCAGGATATTGGCACTTAAAAATACTTTTATGTTTTCAGGATGACAGCCTAAAGTTTCTGTAGCTTTTGCAACACATAAGGCTACGGCAATAGGTTCTGTACAACCAATCGCCGGGACTACTTCTCTTTTTATAAGAGCTATAATTTGCTCTCTTTCAGGTTTTGCGATAATACTTTCCATTCGGTTACGTATTTAAACTGATGAAAATTCCTATTGTTTCAAATCAATGAATGTACAAAAGTACATTTTTTAGAGGAATAAATAAGTATAGTAAAGAGATAAAAATATATTGTTGAAAATTTGTAAATTAAAAAATAATATGTATCTTTGCATCGCTTTTGAAAGGAAGCACTCTTACAAAAGAGTTTTGGAGAGGTGGCAGAGTGGTCGATTGCGGCGGTCTTGAAAACCGTTGTACTGCGAGGT